ACGTTCAAAAGGGAGATTCCATCGACTACCGCCCCGACACCGCCGTCGCCGCGGGTGACGTCATCGTCATCGCCGATCTGATCGGCATCGCCAGACTCGACATCGAAGCCCATACCCTCGGCAGTCTCGCCGTGGTCGGCGTCTTCGACATCACCAAGGCCGAGGGTCAGATCCCGGCCGGTGCGACCGTCTATTGGGACGCCGGTGCGCAGAAAGCCACCCTCGTTTCCGGGTCCAACCATTACCTCGGCAAGGCGATCCTCGCCGCCGACGCGGAAGCCGAAACGGTCCGGGTCCTGCTCAACGCCCCGTATTCCCTCGCCACGGAATTCGTCGCGGGTGATCCCATCAGCGATCTGGTCGACAACAGCGGCGGCACGCCCTCCGAGACCATCGCCCCGATCCAGGAATGCGAATGCAAGGATGCCATCGCCTCCCTGATCCGCAAGACCAACGCGATCCTCGCCGCTCTCCGCGCGGTCGGCATCATCGCCGAAGAGTAATGGGGCTGCTGGAAGAAGCGGCGGCGTGGCTGAACAGCCAGCGTGAAGAGTGTCTTTCCGTGCCGATTACGTATCAGGCCAAGGGTGGAACATCCGCCGAACTGACCGCGACCATCGGCCGGACACTCTTCCGCTCGGAGAATGAGTATGGAGTGACGATCCGAATCGAAAGCCGGGATTTTCTGGTGAGTGTCGATCAGATGCCGCTGGAACCGCAGCGAGGCGACCGGATCACTTACGCCGGACGCATCTACGAGGTCCTCGCCCCAAACGGCGAACCCGTGTGGCGCTGGTCCGGTCCGCAGCACGTAACCCGCCGAATCCACACCAAGGAAATAGGAGGTGCATAATGCCAAATGGAGATACTCCCGACCATCGGGATCTCTGGGATGCGCTGAACCAGGCTCGTCTTGAAATTGCGGAGATGAAGGGAATGCTGTCCATGCATTTTGCGGACGGAAACCATCATCACCCGCCCTGCAAGGCGGCGGCCGACATGCAGAAGACCATGCTCTCTGCTGTCGGCGCGGCTCTGCTGGCGCTGATGGCGGCGGTCGGAAGCATCATCGCGGAATTTCTGCGGAGGTGAATATGTCCGCCGTCCTCGACATCGCCGAAGCGGTGGCGGGAACTCTCGAAGACTATCATGCGGAAGTCCTCTTTTTCCCGGAATTTGAACTTCGGGACATTGAGAAAATGAAGGTCATCGTGGTCCCGCTCGCCGAAGAATTCAAACCACTCAGCCGCACACAGCACGAGGAAATCCTGAAAGTTCAGGTGGGATTCCTTAAACGCGGCTGTGAAGATGAACTGCCCGAACTGCTGAGGACCGTCGAAGGTCTCGGACTGGGCTTCCTGAACCAAAAGCTGGCCGGAGCCACGTGTGTTGGCGTGGCGTTCAATCCCATCTACAGCCCGGAGCACCTCCGGGAACGCGGCCAGTTCACAAGCGTTATCGAGCTGTCCTTCAAGCAGTTTCGATGAAATGCCGAATTGAATTCGACGACCGCCGAATTCTCGTAGCCGTCAGAAGCGGCAACAACATCGCCCTCCGCCGCGCCGGAGCCTACATCCGGAAAGCGGCAAGGAACCGAATCTCCACCTCGGATAAAGCATCCGCACCCGGCTCACCGCCTCATACCCGGCAGGGACTGCTCAAACAGTCTCTGCTTTTCGGCGTGGACAGCCGACGGGAATCCGTTGTGATCGGTCCGGCCGAGTCCATAATCGGCACGGCGATGGTGGCGCATGAATACGGCGGCACGTACCGCAAACGCCGTTACCCGAAGCGTCCGCTGATGGGGCCGACGCTCGAAAAGACGGCAACCAAACTTCCCGCATTGTGGGAAAAATCTGTAAAATAAGGAGAAAAAACATATGGCCATTGTTCTTGGTCTGAACGCAAAACTGCTTCGAGGCGCGGCCGGTTCCCAGGCAAACATCGAAGTCAAAAATGTGAAAGACCTGACGCTGAACCTCGAATCCGGCGAAGCGGACGTCACCACCCGCGCCACTGGCGGCTGGCGTGCCTCGGCGGCCACTCTGAAGGAAGCCAGCCTTGAATTCGGCATCCTCTACGATACCGAGGACGCGGACTTCCAGGCGTTTCAGGCGGCTTACTTCAGCAACACTCCGATCTCGCTGTTCATCACGGACGGAGCAGAAGGCGGTCTCGACGCCGACTGGTCGATCACCGCATTCACCGTGGAACAGCCTCTGGAGGAAGCGGTCAGCGTGTCGATCACCGCAAAACCGACCGCATCCTCCCGTGCTCCGGAATGGAAATAAGGGAGACTGAGCAATGAAAAGTTTCACCGATAATACGGGCCGGACGTGGACCCTCGCGGTGACCGTGGGCACGATCAAGCGTGTCCGCGCTCTCTGCGATGTGGATCTGGCGAACATCATCACCATCGACTCGGGAACGACCCCGAAAGTCGATCTGCTGGAGAAGCTCGGCAGCGATCCGGTGCTTCTGGTGGATGTGCTTTACGCGGCAGTCAAGCCGGAGGCCGACGCCAAAGGCGTGACCGACGAGGAATTCGGCCGCGCTATGTCCGGGGACGCCATCGAAATGGCGACCACCGCTCTGCTGGACGAGGTGATCGATTTTTTCCCCGAGACGAAGCGCAAAGTCTTCCGGAAAATTCTGGACGCGACCCGGCGCTTCGAAACCAGGGGAAAGGCGGCGCTTCAGGCGTTGCTGGACGATCCCGCTTTGGACGGCAAAATCGACGAGGCCCTCGCTCAATTGATGACCTCATCCTCGAACTCGCAGGGATCGCCGGAGTAAATCCCGACCCGTTCACGCTCCGCGAGCTGGTGAAGCTCGCGGATGCGAGGGGCCGTTTTGAGTGGGAGCAGACTTCCGCTCAGATGGCCCTCATCGTGAATCTCCTGCGAGACCCGAAGAAATCCAAGCCCGTCAAGGCGGAGGATTTCAACCCCTATCGTGTGCGTTCCAGGGACAACTTCATCCCGAATGTTCCGGTTTCCGTTCTGAAAGACATCTTCATCAAAAAATAAGGAGGCTCCATGTCCCTTTCCGGCACAATCCGCGCCGGAGCTGCTTACGTCGAAGTGACAGCCCAGACGAGCAAGCTCCAGCGGGGGCTTGCCAATGCGCAGGCTCAACTTCAGCAATTCGGGCGGTCCTGCACGGCCATCGGCAAGGATATGCTGATGCTCAGCGGAGCATTTGCGGTCCCGATGGCGATGGCTGTAAAGGGTTTCGCCGAGTTCGACGACCAGATGCGGCTCGTCAAAGCCGTAACCAAATCGACCAAACAGGAATTTGAATCCCTGACGCAGGTCGCGGCCAAACTCGGCCGGGAGACCTCCTTCACGGCGAAACAGGTCGCTGACGGCATGGTCAGCCTCGGACGGATGGGCTTCTCGCCAAAGGAAATCGAACAGGCGATTCATCCAACCCTCGACCTGGCACGGGCTACCGGAACCGATCTGGGGGAAGCGGCGAACATCGCCGCGAATTCGATGAGGATCTTCGGGATCGAGGCGAGCAAGATGTCCGATGTCGCCGACATCCTTACCGCGACAGCCAACGGTTCTGCCCAGACGCTCACCGACCTTTTCGAAGCTCTCAAAATGGCGGGACCGCAGGCGAAGGCGGCGGGGGAGAACATCACCGACACCAGTGCCGCCATCGGTGTTCTGGCGAACCTCGGCATCAAGGGCTCCCTGGCGGGAACGGCTCTCCGGAAAAGTTTCTCGCAGTTCGCCAAAACCAAGGTGCAGGACAAGCTCAAAGCGGTCGGGATCTCGACCGTGGACGCCAACGGGAACCTCCGCAAAATGGCGGAGATCATCGCCGACATCGGGCGGGTCATGGCGACCATGCCGTCAGCCGAGAAGCTGGCTTTTGCCGAGGACATCTTCGACATCCGCGGATCTCTGGCCGGTCTCTCCCTTGGCGGGAACGTCAAGGAGCTGGACGCCTTCATCGAGCGGCTCTATGATGTCAAGGGCACGGCCAGAACCACAGCGCAGGAGATGGATGACGGTCTGGGCGGTTCGTTCCGAAAATTGATGTCGGCGGTCGAAGGCGCGATGAACGCGATCGGGAAAGCATTGGAAGGCACGCTGAAGCCCTTTGTCGACAAGGTGACGACCGCCACTCTCGCCGTCATCAAGTGGATCGAAGCGAATTCGGGTCTGGTTACCGCCTTTGCCGCGACCATCGCGGGAACGGCGGCGCTGGGGGCGGCTTTGATCGTCATCGGAGTCGCCGCCAAAGGCGCGGCCGCCGGGTTCGCGGTCATTCAGACGGCGATAAAGGGATTCACATTCCTGCAGGGCGTGTGCATCGCCCAAGGCGTGGCGCTCAAAAACAGCATCTTGCTGATCGGAGCGGCATTTGTGAATTTCCGGAATGTCGCAATTCCGGCGATGGTCGGGACGGAGCAGCTGTGCGCCGCCTTCGGGCTTGCTTCCACGGCGGCCAACAGGACGGCGGCGAGCATTGTTCTGATGAGCAACGCCGAAGCCGCGGCGACAGCGAAGTCGATTCTTGCAGCGAAATGGACGGCGATGACCGGCGCGCTGAAAGCATTCCGGACTTCCGCAATCGCAGCCACCATCGCCACGAAAGCACAGGCTGCGGCGGAGGCGGCGATGGCGGCGAAAGGAGCCATCGTTGCCGGCTGGGTTGCGATGACCAATGCCCTCAAGGGAATGACCCTTGCAACGGCGGCGGCCACCGTTTCCACCTACGCCCATACTGCGGCGGAAGCGATATGCACAGCCGGGACCATTGCACTTAACAAGGCCAGAGAGATTGCCATTGCAACGACCGCTCTTTTCACGGCGGCGAACCTCAAGGCCGCACTCTCCATCTCGGCGGTTGCTGTCGGGAATTTCCTGTTGGCGGCTGCCGCGAAGGTGGCGGCTGTGGCGATGATGGCGCTGTCGGCGGTGATGACGCTCATCGCGGCCCACCCGGTCGCGGCGGCACTGATCGCGCTGGGGATTATCCTGGCGGGAGTGTGCATTTACCTCTACCGGGCGGCGAATTACACTGCCAAACTCTCGGATGAGGCCGGGAAACTCCGGGAGAAGAACGACGAGCTACGCAAGACTGACCAGCTCCGGATGGAACGGCTCAAGCAGCTCTCGGAAAAACAGCGGCTTACCAATGCGGAGATGGCGGAGGCCCGGCAGCTTGCCAAGGAACTGAAGTCCCGATACGGCGACCTCGGCATTTCGATTTCCAACAACACGGTCCGGATCCGGGAACTCGACAGCGCGGCAAAGCGCCTCGGCGCGGTGCAGCTCAGAGTTGAGAACGCCGAGGACATGGAGAAGCTGAAACGGCTGAAGGAACTGTCGCTCAAGGTGAGACTCACCGTTCCGGAACAGAACGAGGCGGCGGGACTGATCGAAGACCTGTCCGGCAGATACGGCGATCTCGGGATGGAAGTCGACCGGGCGAAAAAGAAAATCATCCTGCTCTCGGCCGCCGCCCAGCGGCTTCAGGGCATCCGGATGGTCACCAAGGTGGAAGAGCCGGACCTCGCCAAATTCGACAAGCTGAAAAGTCTGTCTCTGGAGGCGAAACTCTCTGTCGAACAGCAGGGAGATGCGGAGGCTCTCATTGCCGAACTCAGCCAAAGATACGGCGATCTCGGCATCACGGTCAACCGGACCACCGGACAGATAGAACGTCTGAACACGGTGGCAGGTTCGATCTCCGACCTGACTTTCAAAGTCCGGGGAACGGAGGATATCGAGAAACTCCAACGGCTGAAACAGCTGTCGCTGGAGGCCGATCTGACTGTTGAAGGCCAGCAGGAAGCCGCCCGGCTGCTGGAGGAACTGACCCGGAAATACGGAGACCTTGGCCTTGCGGTCGAAGTCACCGGAGCAAAGGTCGCCTCTGTCAACGATGCCCTGGCACATCTGAACCGGATCCGGGTGATGGTCGATGACGGCGATCTGGAGAAATTCGAACGGCTGAAGGCTCTGACGCAGGTCGTGAGACTTGATGTTCAGGGACAGGAAGAAGCGGAGACGCTGATTGCCGATCTGTCGAAACGCTACGGCGATCTCGGACTTGCCGTGGACAAGGCATCCGGGAAAATCGTTCGGATGAACACGGTGGCGGGAAATCTCCGGGCCGTCGAACTTACCATTACCGACAAGGTCGATCTGGCGAAGATCCGTGACCTGCAGGGAATGTCCCTTCAGGCGGAACTGACGGTTTCCGGAATGGACAGTGCGGAACAGATGATCGCCGAGCTGGAGGAAAAATACGGGTCTCTCGGTGTGGCGGTGGACCGCACGACCGGGAAGATTACCGTGCTGAATGATGCTGCCAGCCGGGTCCGGAATATCGAACTCGGAGTGACGGACAGCGGCGATTTGGAAAAACTCGCCCGTCTGAGAAACCTCTCCATGCAGGCCAAACTGGATGTGGAAGGCCAGTCCGAAGCGGAAAGACTGATTGCCGGACTCTCGAAACGGTACGGTGATCTGGGGCTGGCAGTGGACAGGGCCGCGGGAAAAATCGTGCGGATGAACACGGTCGCAGGAAAGTTGCAGGATGTCCGGTTCAGAATTGATGATGAAACCGATCTGAAGAAATTTGACCGGCTGAAGAAGCTCTCCGCCGAGATCGTCCTCACGACCGAAGGACAGGCAGAAGCCGAGAAACTGGTCTCCGAACTCTCCGCCAAATACGGCGATCTCGGGATCACTGTGGACAGGACGGCTGTCCGGATCGCCGCACTGAACGCCGAAGCCGCCCGGATTTCGGCGGTCGAGCTGGAAGTGAAGGACTCCGGCGACCTCGCCAAACTCCGCAAGCTGAAAGCCCTCACTCTGGAAGTGAAACTGGATGTTGACCGGCAGAACGAAGCGGAATCGCTGATCGGGGATCTTTCCGCCAAATACGGAGACCTCGGCGTTTCCGTTGACCGGGCGACCGGGAAAATCGTCCGGCTGAACTCGGTGGCGGCAAGCCTCCGGGAAATCCGGATCAAGGTCTCCGGGACAGAGGACGCGGACAAGGCTGCCCGCCTGCAAGCACTCGCGGTCATGCCCAAACTGGATGCGTCCGGAATTTCCGAGGCGGACACGCTGATAGAACAGCTCTCCGCCAAATACGGCGATCTGGGACTCTCTGTGGATGCCGCCAACGGCCGGATTGTCGCTCTGACAGAAGAACAGAAGAAGTTCGCCGAGGCGCAGTCCATCATCAAAGCAGGGAACGATCCGCTGAAGGAGACACACCTCGCACAGCTGGAACGGCTGAAGAAGCTGACCGAACAGGAGAAACTGACCGCCGCCGAACAAGCCGAAGCACAAAATATTGTTAATGCGCTGAATGGTGCATACAATGGATTGGGGCTCGGAATCGATGCCATCACGGGCAAGCTCAACCTTGCGGCCGGAGCGCAGCAGAAGCTGAACGATGCCATGAAAAAGGCGACTCTCTCGGAGTTGGACGCCGAAATCGCCGAACTGGAAGGCAATATCAGGGAACTCGGAAAGGAAAACGAGGCCCTGATGAGCTACTGGAACCACAACCTCATGTCCCAGATTACCGGTCGCCAGCAGGAATCGGTCAACAAGATCGAGGCCAACGGCGACAAGATGGCTGCGATGAGGCAGAAGATCGGCGCTTTGCGGATGCGGAAACAGGCGGTTCAGCAGGACAAGCCCGGCGCGGTAACCGGGACGGACGGCAAGCCGGGTTCGACCACCGCCGAGAATGTGGAGGCGGAGAAACAGCGCCGGAAACAGTCCCAGGATGCCGCCGACGAAGCGGCAAAGCGCGTAGCGGAGATCGACAAGAAGCTCGCAAGGGAGCGCAAGACCGACCTTGAGAACGAAATTGACGATATCAATGCCCTTCGTGACGAATACAAAGCCCTGATCAAAACCATGCTGGACTACGAAAAATCCAAGCCGGAAGGACAGCAGGACAAGGCGAAGATCGCCGAGCTCGAAGGCAAACTGAAACAGGCCGACATCACGGCACAGGAGCGGATCGCCAAGGCTCGGGAAAAGGCCGCCGAGAGGATGAAAAAGGACGTTGCCGACTTCCAGAAGAGCTTCGACGAGGCGCAGAAAGGCGTCCGGGAACGCCGCGCCGAGGATGCCCAGGATCGGAAGATCGATGACACGCTCAAATCCGACAAGGACGCTGGCATTCAGATGCTCCAGGGACTCATCCTGCAGTATCAGCAGGCCGCCGAAGCCGCGAGGCAGCAGTTCCAGCGGGAACTGCAGGCGGCTCAGGCGGACGGGAAGATCGACGACGGCGAGCGGGAACGCATCTCGGCGGCACAGGCCGCCTACACGCGGGCGGAGTCCCTTGTCGACAAGTATTCCGGAAAACTCCGGGACGCTCAGGGCGGGACGGAGGCCGCCGCGGACCGCTCGCAGACCACCGGAAGTTTTCTCGCGGCCGCGCTGACGCAGGCGCTGGGCGGCGGGGGGAACGAGGCGGAGCGGACCGCCAACGCCACAGAACAGATGGCGCGAACCACGAAAGAAACCAACAAAATCTTGAAGAAAATGGGCAGAGGAGGCAGTTCCGAAACGACTCTCGCCTACACATGAGGAGGACTTATGGCAGTTAAAGTAGAACTGAGTTACGCGGAACACCCCAAAGCAATCGACAAGAACGGAAAATACACCTCCATCGAGGTGCAGTATCTGGTTTTCGGAGTCAAATCCGAGGAAGAAGCGCTGGCGGCGGTCCACGAAGAAGCCCCTGCGGAAAGCAAGGGGCTTCCGCTGGACAGCATCGAGATCGACACCCGCGAGACGAATGACACCTTCCGGGTGAACGCCATCTACCGGGAGGAGGATACCACTGTCGACGATTCGAACGATGATGACGACGATGAAACGCCCACGGAGAGCTTCGACTGCGGCGGGGGGACCAAGCATCTTCTCTACAGTTTCGGACAGAGAAAAGTCTACGGAGACAAGGACGCCGGGGGAGCCATCGGCTGGAACGGCAAGTCCGGTGATGACTGCGAAATCGCCGGGGTGGACGTTCCGACCGCCCAGCTGCGAGAGACCTACACCAAGCAGATGCGGATCGGCAAACTCACTACCGCTTTCAAACGGAAGGTGGCGGCGCTGGTCGGCAAGGTCAATTCCGGGTCTTTCAAGGGCTGGAACGCCGGGGAAGTGCTTTTCTTGGGGATGAGTTACTCCACACCGGCAAAGAAGGCAAAGAAGGTCACCGTTTCCTTCAATTTCGCCATCCAGCCGAACGAATCCGGAGTAAAAGTCGCCGGGAAGTCGGTCACCAAAAAGGGCTTTGAATACGTGTGGGCGATCAGCAAAACGGTGGCGTCCAGCGGAACGCCCAAACTGGAGGTCGAAGGCATCTATGTAGACCAAGTGTGCGAGTATGCCTCCTTCTCCGGGCTGGGACTGTGAGGTGATTTATGGCATTCTTCCCAGATGTCAGTCCGGGGGATAAATTCAAGCCCAACGCGCTTCTGTCCAACAATGTCCGGCACATCGTCAACGCACTGAACGGCTTCAACGGCAAGCCGGTCATGGCAACGGGGGGCATGATCCGGATTCAGGTCTACAACAACTCCGGCTCAACGCTGGCGGCGGGGACGGCAGTCAACTTTTCCGAAAGCGGCTCGCTGTGCGGGGACGCAGTCCCGGCGATCAAGCTCAAGGACACAGAGAAACCGTGGGGCGTTCTGGTGAACCAGCTCAAATCCAAGGGCATCGGGAGCTGCATCCTCTGCGGTCCGGCGCAGGTATCGCTGACCGGAAGCGGCGATTTCGCCGCTCCGACCACGAGCAATCCCTCCGTCTTCACGCGGGGAGCGACCGGTGCGCCGGTGATCTTCGCAGGGGACGGCAAGGGTGTGGTTCTGCTGGGAGCGATAGCGCAGGACATCTATGACGGCCCGTTCGCGCTTTCGTATGATACGGAAAAGAAGCAGCTCAAGGTCAATGCCGGATACGCCAATATGAACGGCGAATGGAAAGATGTCGCGGAAAAGACGCTGTCACCGTCCACCGGGACAGTGTGCGTCTGTTCGACTCTGGGCGATGATGGCAAATGGACCACGCCGGAGATCAAGTTTTCCACGCCGGGGCAGTATGCCTATCCCATCGGGAGCTGCAAAGTCTCCGGAGAGTCGGTCACCGTGTGCTCCTTCCGGGTCCCGGTGGCGGTGTTCCTGGTGTCCGACGTCTGCTCGACCACGAATTGAGGTGGAATCATGGCTGAAGAAAAGCAACCGCCGAATATACTCTGGCGGGACAAGAAGACCGGGAAGATCATCCGCAAGAAAAAGAACGGAAGGCTGATCGTCTGCTGGGTGTGCCCGTGCTGCAAGCCGAAAGTCATCGCCAGCACGATCACCAACGCCAGCTCCGGACAGCGAGAATGGGATCTGACTCCATACCAGGGGGAACGGATCGGTCTGCCGGGGGCGCGTTGGCGCATCCGGGATGTCGGGGAAAGTCACCACAACAATCCCAATGCGTCCTGCTCGGGTTCGATTTACTACAACGGGACCATCGACGAAAAAGGCAGACTGACCGGTCTGCCGAACAAGTTCACCAGCGGCTATTCCTACAACGGCTACATGGAGCTGCAGATGGGATGCGTCCGGGAGGACGGCAGCATCGAGTGGCCGTGTCCGGGAGAATGAGGAGAAAGAGATGTTTGAATTTACCGATACGAGATATACCCATATGCCCTTTGCGTCGCCGGGGGAAAACGGCGAGCCGGAGCAGTTCTGCTGCATTCAGATCGACGGTCTCTGGAAACTTCATCACTTCACCGGGCGGAAATGGAAGCGGGTGAAGACCGGACTTCCCTCCGACGCCACCGAGTGCGGTCCGTGTGCGGAATACGAGGACGGCATCTGGAAGATATCCTTCATCGCGGGCGGCTGGAAAGGCGACCGGAGATTCCGGCTTTACCGGATGTACGGACTGAACTCGAAACCGATGGCGCAGAAGTTCGCCGACGTCGGCTTCGTCAGGAAGGATCAGGTGTGCTACGGCTGGCGGCGCGGACCTGTGATTATTGAGGAACCGGGACGGATCGTCACTCTGAATTTCCGGAACGTCGCCTATCTCTACCGGGTGTCCTACGATCCTTTTCAGCCAAACAAGCTGCTGATTTCCGGGGAATACCCTGACGGAGAGATCTTCTCCTGGACTTATAAACCGGGGCTGAAGGAACTGAAGAGCGTTTTTGCGGACGGCGTCGCCGCCTACAAATGCGCCATGTATGACGGCGAGTGCTACTATGCGGAGCGTATGGCGGGCTTTGAAGACCGGAGGATCCGGCAAGCGCAGACCCTGGGATTTGCCGCACTTCCCGCGGAGGAATACATCACCGAAACCGAGGAATTCATCGCGAATCACGAAACCCCGGAGTTTGAATAATGAGCTGCTCATGCCACGGAAAATCGGGGGTGTCCGTCACCCGGACTTCCCCTTACGATCAATGTACCACCTGTGCCAAGAAGCACATCGTCAAGGCGTGGTCGCTCTGGAATGAATTCACCTATACCGAGGACAACCGGGACACGACCACCGGACAGCTCCGGCTGGCGGTGGATCATCTGATGTATGACCACCGGGATATCGCGCTGCAGGCTCGCGATCTGGCGATCCTCATCGAGGAGAACCGGGACGCGGAAATCGGGGATGGCTGGGCGCGGCTTCTTGCCGCTGTTCGCGAGGCTTTCAACGCCGAACATCCGGACGCAGTGACGCGGCTTCATGAACTCGAAAAGGAGAAATCATAATGCAGAATACCATTTTTTACGTCGCGGCGAATGAAACGCTGGGCGTGGTGCGGGATTACGCCAACGCGAAGAACGCGACAGCTCCGGTGTTGGTGCGGGGTGTGGAAGCCTGCCTCAAAATGCGGCTGTTCGCAAAAGGTGATGGACCGGAACCCTATCCGCTGTCCGCCTTCAGCAACGTGGTCAGCTGGGCGTGGGCGATGGACAACGATTTCAACGAGGCCACCACCTACAAGCTGGTCGGAGACAATGCCGACATCACCGTGAACACGGTCACGGAGGAGATCGACGAAGAACAGTATACTTACACCGAGATCTCCATTCCGATGACGCAAATGAACACCGAAGAGCTCGCCGTCTGGCTGGGGACGCAGAAAAGCATGTCCGGGCTCGCCGGGGAACTTGTCGGCTACGATGCCGAGGGGCGTCAGATTTTCATCCTGCAGGTGGAGGGATTCACCGTCAGGAACCGGATCACCAGTCTGGGAACGCCGACCGAGGCCGTGCCGGACTACCTCACCGCCGCGCAGGTCCGGGCGCTCTTCGCGGCGGGAATGGAGTGCGAATTCAGCGAGGACGGGGAGAACTGGCACGGTGTGCAGACCGCCAACGACAACTATCTTCATATGCGGCTGCGAGGCGAGTCGCTGGGCGTGTGGAGCGATCCCATCGTCCTGATGACCGGGCCGCGAGGCTACACCGGACGGGATTCCTTCTGCTATGTGGCATACGCCAGCAGCAACACCGGCGCAAACTTCTCCCTTGAACCGGCGAATCATCTCAAATACAGGGCGGAGATCCACACGGACACGGCAATCGCCGAGCCAACCGCTTCGGATTTCGCCGCCGCCCGGTGGATCAAATACTGCGGGGATGACGGCGAAGGCGTGGGCGACATGGTCCAGAGCGTTTACGATCCGGACGGAGACGGCAAAGTCCTCGCCGCGGAGGAAGCCGACCACGCCGGGAGCGCCGACGCCATCCCGTGGGGCGGCGTTACCGGGAAACCGGAGAATTTTCCTGCTGCCGCGCACAGTCACAGCATGACCGACATCGGGAATCCGGTCTACCAGAAGGTATATTCGGCGTCAAATCCGAAGATCCTGTATTTGGATTCTCCGATCATCAGGAACACGCAGAGCAATGGGTCGGGGACAATCGAACTGGAATTCACCGGCATCAAGACCGCCTACGAGGGTGAGAACGTCAGCGTTTCCGAATCCCAGATGCTGACGTGGGAGTATCACGTGCTTTGCTCGGCAGACGTGACCGGAGTATCGGTCGGATCGGAGAACTGCTCAATGGTCGGAATAAACATTCCGGAGACGCTGCCGCTGATAAACGGGAACTACACTTACCATGTGTTCGTCATCCGGGCGGTCTATCGCTACGGCGCGGTCAACGATGTGAGATATCAGGCAAATTACGCCTACTCTTACGAGGCGTAAACCATGATCATCCCTTATCAATACAATAAAATGGCGGCCGGAGCGACCGTTTCGGACCCGAACCGTGCCATCGCCGGGAGCCGGGGTGTGTTTACATATCTCCGGAACGGGAGCTGCAACCAGAGCGGCATGATCATGCAGAGCCGATATCTCGCGTCCAGTACGATCAGCCGGATGGAGATTTACTCCGAGGGAAGTGCACTCTACACGACCGTGGGCAGTTACGCCAGCATCACCGTCAGAAGCGGAGGCTATGCGTCAGACACCACCGTCAACTCGGCTGGGGTGGTCCGGGTTCTGTCGGGCGGGACCGCCGACGATACAGAACTGAATTACTACGGATACCTGTATGTGGAACCGGGAGCCGTTGTCAATGGGGGAAACATTCATTCCAACGGGTCATGCTATGTATATTCAGACACGGAAATCAACGGCATGCATGTTTCCTACGGCGGAGGTCTCTACGGTCAGGGAACGAGCGTCACATTCAACAGCATCGTGGTCTCCAGCGGCGCGAACTTTTATGCTGGGCAGAATTCCGGAGTGCAGGTCCTGCACACGACCGTTGCTCCCGGAGCGGGTTTCTCCTGCTATTATGGGATGGACGTCAGCTGCACAACCGTGATGAGCAACGCCTATCTGTATGTTTCAAGTGGAGCCCGATGCATCGACACGGTAGTCTCGTCAGGCGGGAGGATTTATCACGGTGTCTGGGGACACGATGAAAAAACGAAGGTCACCGGATCGAACCAGTACGGGAGTTTCTACCTCTCCAACGGGACGGCCTGCAATTATGTGCTTGCGGGCGGGATATCGCAGCAGCTCTTCTATTATGCCAGTGCGCTGAGCACAGTCATTTCCAGCGGCGGCTGTCAGCAGATATCCTTCGGGGGTGTGGCGCAAAACAACACGATCTACAGTTCCGGTTCGCAGTACATCTACTCCAGCGGCCGGGCGATGGACACCGAAATCAACAGTTACGGATTTCAATTTGCCACATTTTTCGGAACGGCGATCCGGACGTCGGTCAACAGTTCCGGTTATCTCTATGTCACCAACTTCGGCAGAGCGACAAGCCTCACCCTCAATCGGGGAGCAAGCTGTTACTGTTCCTACAACGGAGCGGTCACTTCCGCCGAAGACGGGGGCTGGCTCATGTTTTCGCAGGGGTGCAGCGGTCGGAACATTTCCATTCTGTCGGGGGGATACTGTTATTTCCAGTATGCCTGCTCCGGTCGGGAGATCGACGTTGCCAGCGGCGGCAGTCTGTATGTCTACCAAAACTGCGAACTGGACGGGATCAACATTTCGGATGGCGGACGCACGGAAATCTACTCCATGTGCCAGATTTCCAATCTGACGCTCGGCAATGCCAGCGCCTACACGGGCGGTTACTGCGGTTTCACCAGCACTGTGATCGGCAATTCCGCCCGTTTCTGGGGCTCCAACTACTGCATGTATGAGGGCTTCTCGGCCGGAGAAAATGTTGCTGTCAGCATCTGCTGCACCTGCGGGATGACGGACGTTTCCATCGGTTCAGGCGGGTATCTCTCCGCCTCGGCCCGGACCAGCGTCACCCGGATGGACGTGGCGGACGGCGGTCTGGTGTGGTTCTGCGACAACTGCTCCGGAACATCCATGACCTTCGGCGAAAGCGCCCGGATGAGCATGTATTACACCTGCTGCGCGACCAGTCTTCAGATCGGCGCGGGCGGCAGCCTGTATATGTCGGAACGCTGCTCGGCGGAAGATGTGGAACTTGCGGACGGAGCGTCCGCGTGGCTCTGCCAGTCCTGCTCGCTCTCCAACATCAGCGTTGCATCCGGAGCGGAACTGACAGCTTCATACTACACCGAACTGGCCAATCTCCGAATCGCGGACGGCGGAAGTGTGCTGATGGGCAGCAGCCGATGCACCGCCAGCGGAGTGACCGTCGATTCGGGCGGGTATCTCTCGCTTGCCAGCGGCGCTTCCGCGCTCGCCGTCACCAGCGCGGACGGGGCGGTCATCGAAGCGGATGAAGGCGCTTACATCGAATATTCAACAACGGAGGAGGAATCCCATGAATGACAATATCACCATCCAGTGCGAGCCGGTGAAGGACACGCCTTTGCCGGACCCGCCGGAGAAGAAAACGAAGAAGCCGACATTCGTGCCGCCGCCTTCGATCCCGACGCAGGAGGCGGTAAACGACATTCGGTTCGACTTCAACAACGGTCTTAGGGTGCAGTTCCCTGAACACGGGGAATACCGGTGCGTCTTTCGCGACCTTGACACCGGATGTCTGCTCTACAGCATGGACGTCAAGCCGGGCTGCACGGTCGAAAGCGTGAAGAAGTATTATGTCCGGTTCTCGCTGGAAATCTATCGCTCTTACGCGCTGGACGAACCGATATTCCGGCATGATTTCGACCTGACCGGGAAGGATGTGCTGATACAGATCCCGGAAGGCGCTCTGGGCGACGCCATCGCGTGGTTCTCCTGCGTGGAGCGTTTTCAGCAGAGGCACAACTGCAAACTCGTCTGTTCGATGGAGCCGCGAATCGCCGAGATATTCCGAAAGCAGTATCCGGACATCGCGCTGGTCACCCGGCAGGAGGCGGAGAAACTGAAGCCCTACGCGACCTACCATCTGGGGCTGTTCTTCAAGGGCGATACAGATCACCAGCCGATTGATTTCCGGCAGACCGGACTTCACCGGACGGCGGCCGCCATCCTCGGAATGGACGATCTCCCCGATGAACCGCCCCGCGTGGATCTGTCGGCCGAGCGGAAGATCAGGGAAAAGTATGTGTGCATCGCGGCGCAGGCATCCAGCCAGTGCAAATACTGGAACAATCCCTATGGCTGGCGCGAGGTGGTCTCCTATCTGAAATCGCAGGGATACCGCGTCCTTTGCATCGACCGGATGACGGAATACGGCTGCGATTATACCTGGAACCACATCCCGTATGGGGCTGAGGACTTCACCGGCGATCTGCCTCTGCAGGACCGAATCGACCTCATCAAAGATGCGGATATGTTTATCGGACTGTCGAGCGGACTTTCGTGGCTGGCGTGGTGCTGCCGCGTCCCGGTCGTGCTCATCTCCGGCTTCACCGATCCCTGCAATGAGTTCTACACGCCGTATCGGGTGCGGAACCGGACCGTCTGCCACGGGTGCTGGAACGACACCAGGATCGAGTTCGACCACTTCAACTTCCTCTGGTGTCCGCGCAAGGAAAAGTCCTGCGACAAATTCGAGTGTTCAAAGGCGATCACCGGCAAGATGGTGATCGACACGATCAAACGCATAGAAAGGAGTGCAAATGGAGCAGATCAACGCGACGCTTGTTCTCAATAAACTCTCAACGACCCTCGTGGACGATTCCAAGAAGGAGACCACGGTCTTCCCGATGCTGTTCCGCGGGATGCCCATCGAGCTGGTGGTGAAAATCCTCACTCCCACGGGGACAGCGTATCCCGCCGAGGAACTGGCGAACAAGACGTGGCGCTTCGTTGTGTCCAATGTCTGGCAGCCGGAGCGGACGCCGCAGCTTGCCTCAAGCGACATCACGGTGGTGAACAATGAGATTCATATCGTCCTCGACGAGACCAACACGGCGGAACTCGCCTCGGTCATCGGGTCACAGGAGATGGTATCCCTGGGGGCCGAACTGATCGGCATCAACAACGGTGAGACCGCGCCGTGCGTCATCATGCAGTTCGGACTGGATGTTCACAACCGGCGCGGCGGGACGGGAGCCCCAGTCCCGGTCGAGGGGGACGCCATCTCCAGGACGCAGGTTTACGCTCTGATGAACGCCGGATACGCGGTCGAGTTCAGCGAGGACGCCGTCAACTGGCACTCCGGGCAGAACGATCCGGACGGCTACTGGCGTTTCCGCAACGCGCTGACCTCTGCCGGGGAATGGTCCCAGCCGATGCGTCTTCCCAAAGGGGAACGCGGAGAAAAAGGAGACAAGGGCGACAAAGGCGATCAGGGCGAACAGGGAATCCAAGGCATTCAGGGCGAAAAAGGAGACAAGGGCGACAAGGGCGATCAGGGAATCCAGGGCGAGCGAGGGGAAACCGGAGCCGCCTTCCGGATCGACGCCTCCGGTCCGCTGGAAAACCTCTCCCAATATGATGATGAGGCCGCGAACTTCGGGTATATGGACACGGACTCCGGGAATGTATATTTGAAGCTCTCCGCCACTCACGCCGACTGGTCGGACCCGATCCCGTTCCGGGGACCGCAGGGTGAACGCGGACTTCAGGGCGACCGAGGCGAGAAAGGCGACAAGGGCGACAAAGGCGAACAGGGAATCCAGGGGGAAAAAGGCGACAAGGGCGAGAAGGGAGAAACCGGACCGCAGGGCATTCAGGGCGAGAAGGGAGAGAAAGGCGACAAAGGCGATCAGGGAGATCAAGGTCAGCCGCTCCGTATCGACGCCTACGGGCCGCTGAGTTCCCGAACCGACTATGACGCTTCGCCCCGGAACTTCGGCTACATGGACACCGATACAGGCAGTCTCTACCTGAAACTTTCCAATGCCCCGGCCGACTGGTCCGATGCGATTCCCTTCCGGGGGCCGCAGGGACTTCGCGGTGAAACCGGACCGCAGGGGCCGCAAGGCGAACAGGGAATTCAGGGGATTCAGGGAGAGACCGGCCCGCAGGGCCCCCAAGGTGTGCAGGGCGAAACCGGACCTCAGGGCGAGCAGGGCATTCAGGGTATCCAGGGAGAAAAAGGCGACAAGGGCGACAAGGGCGATACCGGCGACACCGGGCCGCAAGGCGAACAGGGAATTCAGGGTGAGAAAGGCGACACCGGCGCTCAAGGCCCCCGAGGCTACACCGGCCCGGTCGGAGATCCCGGACCGCAGGGACCGCGCGGCAGGGACGGCCGGGGATTCGACGAGCAGTCGTTCCCGATCACCCAGCCAGCGCTGCTCTTCGTAGCCAATGATGTGGTTCGCGGCATCTCTCTCGGCGAAGACGGCCAGGTACTTTGCGTGGAAGGCGGTCAGCTGGTGTGGAAGACCATCGAAGGAGGCTCCGGTTCTTCGGATGCTCCGTCGGCGGTGTTCTCCTTCGGCACGACCAACGCGAACCTGCTCCGTTCCCCGTCTCTTTCGGGCGGGGGAACCGGCAACGGTCTTGACGGAATGCCGGGAATCGAAATTCCCGCCTCGGACACCCAGAGCACAGATTACCCCATCGTTTAACCGAAAGGACTGAATATGATCTTTTCCAACATTGATTTTACGCTGAAATATCTCGACCCGTCCGCCGAGGAAAACGGAGACGGCACGACTCCGGAATCGCCGCTGAACGCATTCCCGGAGAGCATTGGGGATCTCGGCGACAACACGGCGTGGATCATCCGCCGAACCTCCGAGGAAAACTCGGCGCTTCTCCCCAGCGGCAACACCTCGGAAATCCGGAACATCCTCTTCATCGGGATGCCGAAGAGCACCGATCCTCTCTGGACGATGATGCCGCGCATCGCACAGGAGGCGTGGGGGAGCGATGAGGCGGATTACGCCAGCATCCGGGCCAACACCGGAGACGAGCCGTGGGGCGATGAATACGGTTTTGTCCTCCCGGCCTGCAAGACATTCATGCTCCACCGGGTCTATGTGTTTCGGGACGATTCCTGGGCCTACATGTCGATCTTCAAATTCCCGGCGCAGGACTACACCGCCTCGATCAGCATTGAGAACTGCAAGTTCGGGCAGAAAGGGATCGACCTCGACAGCCAGGACTTCACGACCTCGACGAACACCTCGCGCTGCAAGGCGTTCTTCTACATCAACACCGCCCACGTGCTGTCGATGCACCGCTGCATCTTCAACATCGTCAACGACGGCGATGACTGGTACGGCGACACGGCGGACCCGTTCCACCTCAACAACGCCAGCTACATCTCCGTTTCAGATGTTGACGTCTACACCACGACCAGTCAATACGGAGGGGATTACGGGCCGGGCGGCGGGACGGCGCTGTGCTTTTCAAACGGCAGCTGGGGCGGAGCGTTCAGCGACTATCAGAATCTGCGGTTCCACATTCTGGTGAACGGGACCTGGGGCTATATGCCATGCCTGTTCTACTCGGCGGTCAACGATTACTGCCGAATCCGGAACATCACAGCAACGGTCGAGGAACGGAAACTCGGGACGAACAATCCGTCCCAATTCTGTGTCGGGCAGAGCATGATCCGCTCTCACGGAAGCCGGGAGTTCGAGATCGACGGCATCACCGTCACGATCCCCAAATGCTGGAGGATCACCGAAGGCGGCAGAGTCGTGTCCATCTCCGGCTTCTGCAACAGCACCATTCCCGGTTTCAGCAAGTCCGTCCGGAACATCACCATCTCGATGGCGGAGACGGACGGCGTGGACAACGAGGCGTCCACCGGCAACTACTACGAATGGGTGCGGCAGGGGATCGGCGACATCGGAAGGTATCCGTGGTATTCCGCGCTGGAACTTTCCTTCTCGGAACGCAGCTATTCCGAGGGTGCGTGGGAACCGGTCATCGTCAGCGGAATCACGGTCACCCATCCACACGGCGTGGCGCTGTATGCCTACGGCTGTCAGATCCGGAACTGCTCGTTGAAAGGCACGATCAAACTCCGCAGGTGCGTCGCTGACGTCACCTCGATGACGAGCTTTTATCCCGGTTACGCGCTCTTCACCGCCGAAGCATCCACACTTCGGGTCGGGACGCTGACTCTGGGCAAGGAGAATGCGGAGATCACCGGGGGAGCCGACGATCCCGCCGTGGGGTCCTACTACTCCGACACGAGCTTCATCTATGTCGGGACCAGCAACGGACCGCTCAAAAGCAACATCGGCGGCACGGCGACGAACGTCTACAACGGCTACAACGTTATCTGCGGCAATGAAAGCGACTCCGGGCACTACACCTGCCGGTCTGAGAACTATATTTGCGACACCTGGAATGCGAGGCGCACGGGCGGAGCACCCGCCTGTCTCAAGATCGTCAGTTCCGCCAACGGGTCCGGCGGGATGTCCCTCGGCCGCGCACCGTTCCGGGGATTCCAGGTCACGCCAGCCGCGACCGGAATCCACAAACTGGAACTTCACATCGCCGCCAAAGGAATCTCCGACCTTTCCGAGCTGAACCGCCGTCTGCTCGTCCAGGTGTCGGTCCCGCGGGCCAGCGGAACGCAGGACGTGTATTTCAGTTCGACGTCCGGACACTGGGAGGATGATTCCTCCTCAGAATGGGTCAACGATTCCGAAATGGTTCAGAAAAAGCTCGTGATGCCGCTCAACATCACCGAGGCGGGAGCGCTGGACGTGAAAATCCACTACCAGCTCTACAGCGCGTCCGGGTATGTGTATATCGACCCGTCCATC